TAACCCCAAGCTGACAACTCTCTCGTTGAACAGTATTACAGATTCAGTTAACACTGTAGTAAGAAATTACTTCACAGCTAATACAGGAAAATTTGGACAAGCTTATAGACGCTCTAATATATTAACTCTAATAGATGAGGTATCTCCTGCTGTTCTTTCTTCTAGAATGGAAGTAAAAATGCAACAGAGAATCGTTCCAAGACTTGATGCTCAGAATGATTTTACCCTAAGGTATCCAGCTTCTATAGCTCCAGCTGACGATGTTAACTATATTGTAGATAGTACATCTTTTAATATTGATGGTCAGGCGGTAAAAATTAGAAATAAACTTAGCAGCACTAAACTAGAAATTGTTACTCTTGATGGGTTAACAGTTATAGTAGATAATGTAGGTAGTTTTGATCCAGCTAGTGGTGTTTTATCTTTAATAGGATTTAAACCTAATAGTATTATAGGAGGAGTCAATTACATTAAGATAAGTGTTACTCCATCTAATCAGAGTGCTATTTCCCCTCAAAGACAAGACATACTACAATTTGATGAAGATCCGTCATTTGCTTCAGCAGTAATAGTAACGTCGGTGTAAAGATGCCTAGAGATTATACTTTAAAAGATAACTTTCGTAGAGATTACAGGTTTACTGATCACCATATGGTAGAACAGGTTTTACCTGATTATTTTAAAACGGAATATCCTAAGCTTATATCTCTACTAAAAGCTTATAATCAATTTGAAGACTCAGATCAGTCTCCTGCAAGACTTGTACATGATATAATAACAGCTAGAGATATAACGGCGAATGACTTATCTCTTCTATCTTTTATAGAAGATGAACTTCTATTAGGACAATCTTATTTTGAAGGCTTTGATAATAAAAGAGCTGCAGCTAAGTTCTCTAACACTCTTTATAGATCCAAAGGTACTTTATATTCTATACAACAATTCTTTAGAACATTCTTTGGTATAACACCTGATGTGAGATATACAAAAGAAGATAGGTTTATGATAGGGGAAGATGATTCTAGAATAGGATTTGACTCTCAAAAGTTTTTAACTGATGATAAACTCTATCAAGTGTTTGCTATCTTAATAAAAGCGGACATACCTGTAGAAATTTGGAGAGAAGCATACAAGTTATTTGTTCATCCAGCTGGTATGTACTTTGGAGGTCAAGTTTTACTTGAAACTACCGGATCGTTAACTTTAGGTATAATGCCTGACTTTGAAATTATTAACATTGATCCTGTCGTACAGGGTGAAGCATCACTGGGTGATGGACTACTCGTAACAGACTTAACTGGTGAAGTGGATTCAGACGGTAGAGGAACATACGGTAAAGTTAGAATTGATCTTCCTGGATCTGTTGAAGAGATTCAGAACATCTCTATTGATGAGATTAATCAGAACTACAGATCAATTGGGGAACTTATTGGAACTAGCTCGCCAACATTCGATGGAGATTCAGCTACAAATGTTGCGGATATGTCACAAGATAGATCAATCTTCGACACAATGGATGAAGTTAAATATACTTACTATGATTCTGATTCAGCATAATAACCATTATAAATAAAACTAACCACAGATACGGATTTAACAATGGCAAGACAAAATGTTAACAGAGGTACTTCGGCCAATGATGGTACAGGTGATACTTTAAGAGCTGCAGCCGGTAAAATTAATGATAACTTTGTAGAGTTATACACTTTATTAGGTGGTAACAGTGCTCAGA